AATCTAATGATACCAAAAACAATATAAAACCCCAAAAATATAAGCCAAATCGTAATAAATCAATTTGGCTTAGGATTGGCTCCTAAGTCAGGTTTTTGTGAGTTTTTAACATAAAACTCTCCCCCCCCCCCCCAAATACCTAAATTTTATGATGACAGATAACATTACCGCCAATACGAATATGAATCCTATAGCTACTACTATGCAGCCACCGGATCAAACTGCCACCACAAAATTTCATACCGATGCAGAAGTTGTGGTTTCCGAACCACTTTCAGTTAAACACTTATCTGCAGATATTTATAGACCTTCCCAGGTTGCTTATAGGCAATCTATAGAGGAGTTTCTTGCTAAGCCTGTTGTTATTCAGTCTGGTGCACTCAATGCTCTTGATACTGTTACTACTTATGGACAAATACCATTACCTTACAATGCACTAATTACTAGTATATTTTCTAATAAATTAGATGGATTTCTAGGTTTTAGAGCAACTACTGTTATTAGAATTGATATTAATGCTACTAGATTTCAACAAGGTAGATATATGCTAGCTTGGGTACCAACTGGTGGAGCTCAGGCTTCTAAAGCTTCTACTCAATTGTCATTTAATTATCATATTAATTCCTTAACTGCTAGAACTCAATTACAAAGAATTGAGATGGACCTTGCTTGTGATACCGCAGGAACTATGCGCATACCATTTAATAGCGCATTGAACTTTTACCCTTTCTCTGCCTTACAATCCGCTTCAGGCTACGGTTGTTTAGGAATTCTTAATTTATTTCCTTACGTCCCAGTCTCGGCTGGCTCTGGATCCACTAATCCTTCATATACCATCTGGTGTAGTTTTGAGGATATTGAATTAATTGGCCCTGCTGGACCTCAGTCTGGTAGGGTTACGAAAGGAAAATCTAAGACAGAAGTTGAACAGGAGAGCCATAATATTGGTCCTATCAGTTCAGCTTTGGTCAAAGTTAGTAATGCCTCACACATTCTAGGAGAAATACCCTTACTATCCGCATTCACAGCTCCCATTGGTTGGGTTAGTGATGTGCTTGCTAGGACTGCGAGTGTGTTTGGTTGGAGTAAACCAGCGAATCTTGATACAACTAAGAGAGTTATTAGAGAAATATCTCCAAATTACTTTCACTATGATGCAGCTGATGATTCACTCATTCTTGCTGCTAGTGCCAGAAATCAAGTTGATAATGCTGTTGGTTTCTCTGGAAATGATATTGATGAACTCGATTTTGGATTCATTAAGACTATTCCAGCCTATCTTAATCAATTTAGTTGGACCACTGCAAACGCTGCAGGGGTTGCTCTTTATCAACAATATGTATCCCCTTTTGCTACTGTCAACACGCGCACTCAATTTCTTCAAACAGTCAATGATTATTTACCTATGCAGTATGTTGCCAATTTCTTTCAATTGTGGAGAGGTTCGATTGTGTTTACATTTAAGATTATTAAGACCGAATTCCATTCAGGAAGACTTGCTATTGCATATTTCCCTTACGACGATAATGATAGGGCTGTACAATCTAGTTATCTTAATTCTAATTATGTTTTTAGAGAGATTATTGATATCAGACTACAGAATGAAGTTACTATTACGATTCCTTATATTAATAGTATGCCGTGGCGTCCTCTTAATGGAGGCGCAACTACCCCTGGACGTTTGTCTGTATATATTGTTGATCCACTTGTTGCTCCAAGTACCGTTTCTAGTTCTGTTACTATTGTTGTAGAAGTAGCTGGAGGACCCGATTTAGAATTTGCTGTTCCTTCCAATTCTTTACCAACCCAGGCTATTATGGGCATAACTCCTCAAAGTGGAGTTGACAAAGTAGTTCCTAATGACTGCGCTTTAGTTGAAGAAGTCATAGGTGGAGCTAAGATTAATCCTGCTAATGTAGCATCAACTGCATTATGCATTGGAGAATCTATTACAAGTTTTAGACAATTGTTAAAGCTTAATCATCTTATGCCTGCCAATAATTATACCCCTGCTAAATATTTAAATCTTATACCATTTGGTTTGCCAGTAGTTTTTGTTGGTGCTCTTGTAAATCAGTATCCTAACATCTACGGTGATCTTTATGCGTCTTTGGGCGCATTATACTTGTACTCAAGAGGAGGAGTTAGATTTAAAATCTTTTCTACTATACCCGTAGCACAATCTACGCCTTCTAGATGCTATATTTCATATGCAAATGCTTCTACTGCCTTAAAGGCTGACATGATGTTAACTGGAGCTTCCGACGGCCTTGGCAATACGACTTCCGACCAGATGACGTTTACTCCGACGACGTTCCACCATGTCACACAGAATCAGTGTGCAGAAATTATGATACCCCAATACCATAGATTCGCGTCTAGGGTTAATTCTGACCATTTTGTCGGCTTTGGTGTAGATTATATCTATACCGCCAGATCTTTATCGTCCAGATCTATTTTGACTTATACCAACGGAGTTGGTCAAACCGTAACAAATCCGATTATTTCTAGATCGGGGGCTGATGATGTCAACTTTGGTTGCTTCATTTCAGTGGGCCCTATGATTGCCACTGGAACTACAAACGTTATCTAATTTATTAGGTGACTTTTATGGAGAGGGAGAATGAGACCCTGAAGAATCAAACTCATGTTTAATACCACTCGGTATTGGTAGCTATACCTGTAATAGCTGACTACATAGATGAATAGCATCTATATTTAAGTTCTTTTAGAAGAACCCCAGAAGATAATCTGGGTAATCAAAATTTCCTTTTTAGGAATTACGACTTACAGTTTTCGTGATTCTGACCAAAGAAACCTCTGTTGAAAAATGGTTGACTTTGGGTGCATATTTATGCATGGCTATACACTTTCTTGGTGTTCGATATTATTCACATAATCTTGACGGTTAATTCCCGTTGGTCATGTGTCGACATATATCCAACCTAAGCCTTGGACTCTGATAGAGGTTTGTGTATCGAGGTTCCGGCCCATCATTCGTGGTGGGTCGCCGAACCTTTTCTTATTAATTG